ACTGACACTACTTTCCAAGCAAGTAATTTAGATCTGCTTCGTGCATTGCCAAGCGATTACACACAATTTGATACAGGTGATTACACAACTAGAATGTTTGTATTTTCTTTAGATGATATTAGTGCTAGTGCAGACCTTGGAAACTATTCCTATGTTTCTGGCTCTAGAGCAACTGGAAAGTCTGTAACGGCTGCATCTGGTTCTTACAAAGACATTCTTGATGCTGGATATGACAGGTTTACAGTTCCTCTCTTCGGAGGATTTGATGGGCTTGATGTTACAGAAGCAGAACCATTTAATAATACGAGAGCACTTAAAGCTGATGCAACAGAAACAACATACGCCATGTATTACTCTGTAAAAAAAGCAATTGACATTCTGGCAGACCCTGAGTTTGTTGAAATGAATTTGGTAACTGCTCCGGGTATTGTTAATGAATCTCTAACGCAACATCTTGTAAATGTTTGCGAAGACCGAGGGGACGCTTTGGCAATTATTGATCCACTTGGAGGATATGAACCAGCGTCAGAGGACGGTAAAAAAACCGAGCAAGAAAGGATTTCTGCAACCCATGTGAAAGATGTTGTAACAAACATGCAGCGAAGAGCAATGAATTCTAGTTACGGGTGTGCATACTACCCATGGGTTAGGATCAACGATGATATTTCTGGCGGATCACTTTATGTTCCACCATCAATCGCCGCAATTGGGACCATGGCTTATTCTGATAGACAAAAAGCAGTTTGGTTTGCACCAGCAGGATTCAATAGGGGTGGAATTAGCCGAGGAGCCGCAGGCTTCCCAGTAGTAAATGTTCGCTCAAAGTTAACTTCTAAAGAAAGAGATGACTTATATGAAGCAAACATTAATCCAATCGCTTCTTTCCCGAATGAAGGTATCGTAGTTTTTGGTCAGAAGACACTACAAGTTACTCCATCGGCACTTGATAGAATCAATGTGAGAAGACTGATGATCTTTGTTAAGAAGCAAGTATCTAGAATCGCAGCAAATCTATTGTTCGAGCAAAATGTAAATGCAACTTGGGATAGATTTAAGTCACAGGTTGATCCTTTCTTAAGTAATATTAGAACTGCTTTCGGCTTGACAGATTTTAAGGTTGTGCTTGATGAAACAACAACAACTCCTGAGTTGGTTGATAGAAACATCATGTATGCAAAGATTTTCTTAAAGCCAGCAAGAGCGATTGAATATATTGCGATTGACTTTAACATCACCAATACTGGTGCGAGTTTCGACGACTAAAAAAGTAAATTCACACTATTTATATTATAGACACAAAACCATTTAAGGGGAATTAATAACATGTCACTCAAAGGAATCAAAGATAGTTTGCCGGGAAATGCAGGATTTTGGTCCTCCCCAACGACTGAGCCAAAAAGAAAATATAGATTTACCTTCGATATTGCTGGCTTGCCTGTTTGGACAATCACTAAAGTAACCCGACCAAGTTTTACTATTACGGAAACTAATCATTTTTTCTACAACCACAGATTTGCTTATCCGGGCAGAGTAGAGTGGGATCCAGTCAGTTTCACAACTGTAGACCCAATAAATCCTGACGCTGCTGGTATCTTAATGAAGTTGCTTTATGCATCAGGATATGAATTTCCCGATAAGCAATTTGGAGGAAACGGATACAACTTTAGTTCGATTAATAAGGTTGACTCTGTTGATGCGTTAAATCCTGTTACCATTACTGCTTTTGATGGCGAGGGTGTTTCTATTGAAAAGTGGACTTTGAAGAATGCTTTTATTACAAAAGTAGATATGGGCGAATATGAATATGCTTCGCAAGATATGGTTAATGCCGCAATAACTCTTAGGTATGATTGGGCGACATTGGAAAGAATTGACGGAAGAGCAGACTTTTCAATTAGTGCAGACCTACCTCCAATTGGTGATGCCGAGATCGGACCATAATAAAACTTTACATTTTTTAAAATTATGATATAGTTATTAGTGCTTTAATTATTTCATGAGGAAAAAATGACTGAAAGAAACAACCAAGACAGAGTTGCTGTACCACAGCAAGTCCCACCTGAATCGACTCAAACAAATCAAATTCAAATACCCAACGTTGAGAAGCCTCAACCAATGCAGTTCTCCGTTCCAACAGAGTTCGTTGATCTACCTTCGAAGGGCAAATACTATCCACAAGGTCACCCTCTCCGTGGAAGAGAGTCTGTCGAAGTTAAATTTATGACAGCCAAAGAGGAAGACATTCTAGCATCCACTGCTTTGATTCGTCGAGGAGTTGTATTTGAAAGGCTTTTACAGTCTGTCATGCTTGACAGGATTGACCCCAATGATCTTTTAATTGGAGACAAGAACGCTCTTTTAATCGCTACTAGAATTTCTGGATATGGACCAGAATATGAAACAGAAGTCCAGTGTCCATCATGTTCAAACAAATCTGAGTTCACATTTGATTTGTCCGAGGCACAAGTAAAGTCAGAAGCCCAGCCGATAAAATATGGCTTGCTTGAGGAGGAAGCCGCAGAGACTCAAAACGGTACTTTTGTTTTTGAAGTCCCTGCATTAAATTGCACAGTCGAAGTAAAATTGTTGAACGGTCATGACGAAAAAAGATTGTCTCAAATTACAAAGGCTAAGAACAAAAACAAATTAGTAGAGTCGTTTGTCACAGACACGCTGAAGTCTTACATAGTTTCAGTTAACGGAGACTCAAGCAGAGCAACTGTCAATCAATTTGTTGATACTTTACCTGCTAGGCAGTCAAGATATATCAGAACAGCGTACCGACGCATAGTGCCTACAGTGTCTATTGAAAGTGAATTTTCCTGCTCAAATTGTGGACACACTCAAGATCTGGAGGTTCCGCTCAATGCGGACTTTTTTTGGCCTAACAAATGATTACATTGAAAGCGTATACGAAGAAATCTTTAATTTAAAAATGCATGGAAATTGGTCTTTCATGGAAGCGTACAATCTCCCAGTGCAGATACGAAGGTGGTTTTTAAGAAGAATCGCAAAGTATTATGAAGACAAAACAGAGCGTCAACGTAGAGCAATAAAAAACACATAACAGAAGTTTATAGAGACCAAAGGCACTAGTTTTTGGTCTTATTTTTTGTAATAAACAACTATTTAAATAAAGGAGTGTTTGCAATATGAATTCAATCAAAGAAGATAAACTAAAACAACACACAATTAATTTTTCCAATAACCTATCAGAAGAGTATGTTAAGTCGTTTGCACACAAGGTGTCGGAAATTTTAAAATCGATGACGACTGGAAGGCATTCCCCAGTGTCAGTTAAGGGTGACGCAGCAAAGGTAAAAGCATTTGCAAAGGCTTTGGGATATGAAGAGAAGTATATCAGAGCACTCGTAGAGTCAAGCGCAGGCGACCCTCAAATAATGGAATTGAGACATCAATTAGAGTCAGCAATCGCAGACTTCGAAAAATCAACTGGCATTAAATGGCCAGTGAGGTAATAATCAGTGGCATTAGATCCAGAACAATTAAAAGAATCTATTAAACTTCTTGACGAATTTGAAAAGAGGACTAAAGAACTTCGTGAAGGCAACACACAAGCTCAAAAAGAAATCCAGAAAGACTTGTATACTGCAATGGAAGATTACTTTGAGATGTCAACGACTGAATTGCAAAAACGAATAGATAGTCTTTACAGTACTTTAAAAAGAGCAGAGGGAGAGCAGGCAGAACTTCTTGAGACTAGAATAGAGTTGCTTGAAACTTTAAGAGATCTTGAGGGTGAGACACAAGAAGAGTTCATAGAAGACATAAGAGAGAGAACGAGTGTGTTAGGAGACTTAAAAAATGTCCTGACACAGATCAAAGATAAAGTATCAGACATGTTCTCTGACTTTGATACAGAAGCGGCAAAGCAGTTTGGAGAAACTGCTGCTCTCGTGGGCATGTTTGGAATAGGCATTCCAAAAGTAAAAGAGATGTTTAGAGACTATGCTGTTGGTTTAGATGATGCTAGAAGAAGTATTATCCCATTCGCAACTTCTGTTGAGAGGGCAAACGAATTACAGAATCAATTGGCTTCTGTAGCAAGCGAAACAAAAATACCATTATCTGATCTGGGAAATTCAGTATCTCAAGTTAGTAGTGACTTTGGTCTTTTCTCGGTCCAAAGCCTAGAGGCTCAAGCGGCAATTGTAGGCTTTCAAGCGCAAATGAAAGCAATGGGAGTTGAAGGTGGTAGTGCGATAATTGAGTCTTTAATATCTGAGGGCGGCTTCGAAGACGCAGAAAAAGCGATTGATATGTTTAAAGGCTTGACAGGTCAAATGATGCAATTAGGTTTGACTCCTATTAAATTAAAAGAAGATTATGATAAGTTGATTGGTACGTTTGGAATGTTCGGAAATCAGGCAGCGCTAAACATAGCGAAAGTGTCATTCATGGCAGAAAAGGCTAAGGTTGATACTGGTGCGATAACAGGATTTGCCGACAACTTCAAGGGCTATTCACAAGCAGCCCAGACTGCACAAACAATTAACGCCACATTCGGAGCACCAATTATCACAGACCCAGCAGAACTGGTGCGAACATTTTATACAGCAGGTCCAGCAGGTGCACTTCAATTGGTTAAAGCAAAAATAGCCGAATCCGGGCTAGACTTAGAGCAATTATTAGCAGGAGGTGCAGGAGCAGCAAGGCTTCAAATGCTGTCGCAGTTGGGCTTTGGCTCTGCACAAGCGGCAAGAAGGCTACTAACAACAGACCAAACTCAGGCAGAATTAGACCAAATAAATCAAGGAGTAATGCCCGGAACACCCGAGGCAGAGGCAGCAAGAAAGGCTTTTGATAGAGCACAAATTGAAGCACTAAACCAAGACGAGGTGATAAAAGCAGCGACTGAGCAAGCGACGATTGTAGCAATGGAAAAAGGTCTTGGTGTAATGTTGGGAGATTTTGGAAAACTATTTAACAGATTGACGGAAAGCATAGAAAAATTCACGACCGGTCCATTAACAGACGCAGCAATTAAGATGGGTCAAGCGCAAATTCCCGGTGTAGGAAAGAGCGCCCAAGAATTAACTCAGAACGTAATGAACCCCAACGCAGCAACTGTGACCCCAAAAGAGGGCGAGGCATTCTTCGACAACATTGAAGCAGCAGTCATAAAAGGGTCCACAGAGGCGTTTGGTGGATTAAAAGAGGGATTAAAAGAATTGGGGGAATCGCTTGATGGTCTTCAAGAACAATTAAAGGATGTGCTTCCGGGTTCTGCCCCCGGCGATAGCTCATCGGCAAGAAACATCCCTGACACCATAGTTGTAAAAATCGGTAGGCAATCATTTCAAGGGGCTGTAGTTAACGCATTTTCATCAGCCGCTCGTGGTGGAAATATAGGATAACAGGAGAACAACACAATGGGATTCAAGCCAGACTTTATATCAGAACTTCCAACGCCTCTACAAGGTCCAGCGGGTGATGCATTTGAATTAGGCAGAGACTACGCTGAAGAGTATCTTAAAGATAGGTTTGGTATTGGAAAGCCAGAACTTTTTGATCGACAAACTAATGCCACAACCTATTTTGATCCACATATTGGAGCCCAACGAAAAGAGCAATTGCTTTATATCAGACACGTTGCTAGTAAAAAGCATATTGGACTTTTTGCTATGCTTACTAGTTTTTCTAACAACTATACAATGAATTGGAATGAAGAGCAGGTATATGGACGCCCAGACCCGATTGTGGGATACTCAAACACTCGAAGGAGCATGACAATCGGTTTTAAATTAGTTGCAGCAGATTTAAAAGAGGCTAAGTACAATTACAACAAAACTCTTGGTCGAGGAGGCTTAGAAAGAGTAAGTCTTACAAATATGTTTTACCCCACATATAAAGAGGTTGGTAACTATAAAACAATTGCATCCCCCCCAATTATTGCAATTAAGCATATGCAATTAATCCAAAGTTACGGAGAGGCGGTCGATGGAGGCTACTTAGTGGGTTATGTGGGATCTTCTACTATAACCCCGCAGTTTGACCATGGGGGATATGAAGATAAGAATAATGGCAATTTTATTTACCCGAAAACTATTGATATATCTTTATCATTTAATGTGCTACATGATTACGATTTAGGTTGGAAAGCCTCAACTGGATTTTTAGCAGAACTGTTCCCAGAACTGGGCAGTGGCGAGGACATCGGCAGAATCTTGGGAGGAGAGAGCGGTGGTCCTCTGGGCGCAGCCCTCGGAGCAATTGGTGGGTCAGTCGGTGACGATATAATTAATAGCGCAGTGTATGATGAAAATGAAGTTCCAAATGATGGAGCAACAGCAGGAGACGCTAAATCTGGTGGAGTTTTACAGGTTTTGCTGGGAGCAGGCATAGAGGCGACTCTAGGTACTAAATAGGAGCAATAGTCATGGTTTTAAGATATGATGGTGTTGAACAGTTTGCAAACAGCGATAAAATATATAAAAACATATTTAAAGATCGTGGGATCAAGCAAGTAGTTCAATATGGCACAAGGAGCCTAAAATATCCTACAACAGATCAAATTACTGAGTTAAATATACTGTCGCACACTTGGAAGTATGGTGACAGGTACTATAGATTAGCACACGAACATTATGGTGATGCAAAGTTGTGGTGGGTTATTGCTTTTTTTAACCAACAACCAACGGAGTCAAATTTTTCTTTTGGTGATCTTGTTTTCATACCGCATCCTCTAGAGAGAGTATTAAGTTTTTACGGAGCATAAAAATGAGTTCTAAGTCTAAACCATCTAATAAACTCTCAGATCAGCACGTTTTAATGGCATCGCTACCTTATATTTTTCTGGATAACAAAAAACATCTAGATCTCCCTCCGTCTTTTTATATCAGGTCAGACAATACTAGATACAGCAAGAATCCTCCAAATAGAGTTGATCTGCCCAAAGAAGAAGACATATCTGCTATTTTGCAAGTCAATAATATTGATATGGCATCTTTAGTTCCAAAGGTTCAATTTTGGAAAGTGTATACTGATGATAAAGGTAAAATAACTAAAGAAGTGTATATTCCATATTCGTATAGTGCTAAAAACTATGTAGCGGGAATTTTTGACAATAGAAACTATAGAGGTGACGATGTTGGTATTAAGTCGGTTTCTTTTGCATATGATAATCAAAACCCTGCTGTTGCAGAGACACTGCTTGGGTGCACTATTGAAATGGTTTTCGATAATGCAGAGGCCATAACTATCCAAAGAAATTCTGGGTTTAGATATCTTGATCTGTTTGCATTTGATAGAAAAGACAACAAAGGCGCTAGCGATAAGGTGGATAGAGGTAAATATGATATTATCTTAAAAGTTGGCTACGAACTAGACGGGATATCCGAGACCGTTTCTCATGAAGTCAGAGATGCACTAAAGAGGCAGGAGAGGATGGTTCGCTTAGGAATGGTTGGATACGATTTAGTGTTCAACCCAAATGGTATGATTAACGTATCAATAGAATACAAAAGCGCAAACGTAGATTATTTCTCCGATAACCGTAATGAAATATTGGGATTGAAAACTCTTCTCGGAGCAGGCGACCCAAACCCGCAGGATCAGACAGGCTCAGACACAAGAGACTCTGTTGATGTTGAGGCTTTGTACGGTGGTATACAAAGATATATGGCAGAGAACTGCACAATGTTTAAATTTGATGCTTCTGTTGTGGATGACATATTGAAAGGGGACTATTTTTTCAGCCAAAATCCTTGTGTGTCTAGCGGTCAAACTGCTGACTACAAAGAAGAGATGTCGGGTGAATTAATAAAATTAAAATCTGGCGACCCCGAAACTTTATCTGATATTTTACCAGTAAAGTACAATGGGAAAAGGGTAGTAACTTATTTTTTTCTTGGTGATCTTTTGGACGCTGTTCTGGGTTCAAATCCAGAAGTATATGAACAAATGAAGTCAAGAAGATTTGCTTTTTTGCTAGATAACGTTGCTTATCAATTCATAAAAGGCAATCAAATTTCTGTATTTAACATTTCTAAATTACCGATTGCTCAAAGTTCTTTTGATGAGTGGTTTCAAAAAAACATCATAGACAAAGATCAAAAGATTTATTCTTTAATGGATTTTATGAAAAACATTACTCAAAACTTTTTGACTGGAATTTTAAATACAAGAACAGATCAGCAGGTTGGTGCAGACTATAAGCCAAATTTAGTAAGACAATTATTAACAGTTCCAAATGGCTTGGAGGATAACAAGAGCACTAGTGGCTTTACAGAGTTTAGACCTGTAAAAGGCATAACATCATATGCAAAAAACGCAACGGACTCTTATTATGAATACTACACAATATACGATGAAAAGTATTATAGCGACATAATGTCTGTCGAAACCGAACGAATTGAAGACTCCGATAGATATTTTTACAACGTTGTATCTGGTATTCCGCATTTTTACATTGGTGCAAATAAAGGTTTATTAAAGGAATTTAGTTTTCAAAAATCAAATATTGGAGAAGGAATTGCAATAATAAGAAATTTAGAAGAAGGAAACCCTTTTCAGCAACTATGGACAATATTTGATGTAAGCCTAGAATTCATAGGCAATAACCTTATGAGTGTTGGAAAGACAATATATTTAGACCCTTCAATCACAGGTCTTGGATCTCCATTTAAAAAAGGGACTGTTGCAAACTTAATGGGACTTGGGGGATACTACTTGGTAACATCCGTCAACCATAATTATATTCCAAAATGGACAACGAGCGTTCAAGCGGTTTCTATTGTCCCAGCGAGTCAACAAGACACTTATTCGTCAGATCAGATTGAGACAGCGTTTGTATACTTTTAGGATTGTTAAAAATGATTGAGCAAAAATATCAAGACATAACGATAAAAAATAGCAGTAACTCGGGACCAAAAGATATCTTTAAAATAAGAGAAACTTATGCGAAAGTGTTTCCCGATGAGGTTGCATCTTTTGATTTTCATGATGGAAAAAATATTTTATATGGAAGACTGGATCTAAATGATAACATTGTTCATGCCAATGAATATTATCTAAAGCAGATTGAAAGCAGTAAAAGTGAAAATATTTTTTGTTTTAATTTTGTAGCCGATGCATTTGAGGACCTAAGAAATTATCTTAAAAAGCAGACTTTTAGCAAGTTGATTCCGGACAAATTTTTGACAACAAACTGGGATGCATATAATGCATGGTCGTCTCCACATAACTTTTATGATAGCAGAATGAATGACTTATATCAAGTTTATGTTGTGGGCTCCCTTTTACCTTCTGACAGTCAGTCACCTGTAAAGAATATTGATGATTTTTTAAAGACGTTTTTTAATGATTTCTACCCTAACATGAATAAGAAAATGCCAATAACAAAGAGCGGCATTGTTCGTTCGAAATTTTTTAACCCTACAAATACTGGGCTTTGTATTGAAATAGCAGACGACAGTCATTCTTTAGATTCGGTTAAGTTAGAAAACTTTATCAAAAGTCCAAATTTTGATTTTTATCTGTTGGTCGCTGCAAAATTCGGATTTCTTGTCGACAAAAATGCTCCTTGGCGATTGGTTGCAAATTTAAATTCTCCTGCTATGATTGCCTACATGAGCAAATATGGATTTAATGTGTCAAATGTTTTTGAAAACATTTTTGTAAAAACTTACAAATATGATATACAAAACTTAAAAGTTTACATGCAGCAAATGTATAAATCTTTTTTGTCAATATCGCCAGAATATACGGTAGAAATACCTACTTTCCTTAATCAAAAGTGTCCACCGTACAAGCAGCCAAATCAAAAATTAGTTGAAAGAGAGTCGCTAACTACAGCCGCATATGAGAATAATTATGATGATTTGTTTTGGCTAAAAATATACTACAGATTAAAATTGGATGAAATGAGAATAGTTCAATCAGATTTTCTATTAACAAAAGAGTTGCAAAAAATACAGCAAATCTACAATTCTCTTGACTTTGACCAAACTTTAGATTACATTAATGACAGAATTAAATCTCAAACCAGTTGAGTAATATTTGTTATTTCAAGCATTAGATGATAAAGAATACTGTGTCGGCATTTACCTAAATGGTAAGATGGTATACGATCATATTCCACCCAATTTGACTAAAACTTGGTCATATTCGTCATTTTTGCAAGATAAAGGCATAGAGTTTGCCCAGATCTACACCAAAGGCAAGACCCTAAAAGAAATTTGCCCACCCCAACACCAAGAAGAATTTGACTTGGCTTGGAAAAAAATGCAGGCATTCTACAAGTCTTTTACGATTGCCAAGATTGACCTAAACCAAAACTGCTTCTTTGACCTCCTGCCAGAACAATTTGTAAAGGATTTCTGCGAGGTAAAGAATAAAATTACACAGCATGTGTTTGAGACATACCAAAGACCAGACAACTACGAACTACAGCAGAAAATCGTATCTATCACCACAGAAATATCTAATCAAAGATTGAATGTAAACCTAGAGCCCCTTAAAGAATCCTACGAGAATCCAAGAACAAGAGAATTTTTTAAAAGGTTCAAGGCAGCATCGCCCTATGTTAACTACAATCCCTTTGGCACTAAGACTGGTAGGCTAACTACGAAAAGAAATTCATTCCCTATACTTACCATGGACAAAAGATTTCGTAATGTACTCCAGCCAAACAACGATATGTTTGTTGAACTAGACTACAATGCGGCCGAACTAAGGGTGCTGATAGGCTTGCTTGGTATGCCACAGCCTGATGAAGATATCCATGACTGGAACATCAGAAATTTGTACGAGGGTAGCATTAGTAGAGAGCAAGCAAAGAAGAATATCTTTTCATGGCTTTACAATCCTAATTCTAAGGACAAAGCCTTGGACAAGCACTATGACAGAAAGAAGGTGATGAATGAATATTGGGATGGTAAGTCTGTAAAAAACTATTACAAAAGAGAAATAGAAAGCGATGAGTATCACTCACTAAACTATATCATCCAAAGCACATGTAGTGATCTTATTATGGACAGGGCTTACTTGATAAAAGAGGCACTGCAAGATTTAAAATCAAACATCGCATTTATTATTCATGACAGTATCGTTTTAGACCTTGACAAACAAGACCTAAGTGTGATAAACATGTTGGTCAAAGAGTTCTCAAGCACACCCTTTGGAACATTCAAAGTAAATGTGTCGGCAGGAAAGAACTTCGGAGAGATGAAAGAATTATGTATACAATAGTAGGACTAGGCTCGGTAGGGCACAACATTGTAAATAAGTTTTTGCAGTACCCACAGTATAACGGGTACACCATTGACTGGGAACTGCCAGAGGACATTGGCAACTCTAGGTTTATTGAACTGGACGAGTGCGATCATCCAGAAAAATATGAAGAGGCTGTGCCGGATTTGTCTAGAAGGTTCAACAACATTGAAGGTGAAGCCCTGTTTGTATTGTCTGGTGCATCAATTATTTCTGGTGCTGCACTTAGAATCTTGGAATATCTTCACAAGAAAACAAAAATCAATATCTTGTATATTAGACCAGACATGGATTCGTTGTCTGAGTTGAGAACGCTACAAGAGCAAACCTGCTTTAAGGTATTGCAGGAGTACGCCCGATCTGGTGTTTTTCAAAACATGTATGTTGCTGACAACGCTTTGTTGGATAAAATCATTGACGGAGCACCAATCATGGGCTACTATGATTTTTTAAATGAAGTTTTGGTTTCTACAATTCATATGATTAATGTGTTTAAAAATCAAAAGAAAATCATCGGAACTTTCTCTAAGCCAAACGAAACCTCCAGAATTGCAACCTTTGGCATTCTAAACCCCGACACAGGGGAGGAAAACCCGTTTTTTGACCTAGATAGTCTAAAAGAGAAGTCATATTACTATGCAATCCCTGAAGAGGAGTTAAAAACTGACAAGAAACTTTTGAATAATATAAAAGAACAAATCTTAGAAAAACCACAAATGGAAGATGTAAATGTATCTTATGGCGTCTTTCCCACAAATTACGAGCAGAAATACGCTTATTTCGTCGCAAGAAGTAATCAGGTACAATAATAAAAAAAAGTGTTGACAAACCAAAAACAGTGCTATAGAATACACACATAACTTTGATAAAGGAGAACTAATGGGAATTGATCTTAAGAAAATGAAAGCAAAACTGGCTGCTGCTCAAAACAACGGAAAGGGTGGTAAGTCTGATTTTTGGAAATTGACAGAGGGCGAACATACGGTTCGTATTCTGCCATCGGAGGATGGAGATCCATTTAAGGAGTTTCACTTCCATTATAATGTTGGTAAGCAAAATGGCTTCCTTTGCCCGAAGCGCAATTTTGGTGATGATTGCCCCGTGTGTGAGTTTGCAACTAAACTCTTCAATCAGGGAGACACTGAAAGCATTAACATGGCAAAGAAGTTGTTTGCTCGTCAACGATTCTTCTCTCCGGTGATTGTCCGTGGAGAAGAGAAAGAAGGGGTGCGAGTATGGGGCTACAGCAAGACTGTATACCAAGAACTCCTGAGCCTTGTGCTCAATCCAGACTTTGGTGATATTACTGATGCGGATGAAGGTGTAGACCTTGTTCTGAAGTATGCCAAAGATCCGGGCATGCTCTATCCCAAAACCTCTTTGACACCCCGCCGTAAGTCGTCTCCTCTTTGCGAAGATGAAGATGCAGATTGTCAAGAGTTGATCAGCAATGTCCCTGATTTTGACACTCTTTTTGAGCGCAAAACCAGCGAAGAAGTTGCTGGAATCTTAGATGAGGCAATGAACTCTGACTTGGATGCCGAAGCAAACTCGGCTGAAACTAGCAAGTACACTGCCCCGTCCAATGATGTTCAGGCGGCTCTTAACGAGTTGCTCTAACCAATGGGGGGCGCAAGCCCCCCTACTTTTTTGTAAGGAGATATAATGGCAAAAGCCGGTAAGTTGTCTATGGCAGATATGCGAAAGCTCATTAATAAAAGGGCTGGCATGACCGTAGCACACAATTTAAATGAGGAAAACCCAACAGAGGTTAATGACTGGATTCCAACAGGGTCTAGATGGCTAGACTCTATTGTTTGCAAAGGCAAATTGGCTGGCATTCCAGTCGGCAAAGTAACGGAGATCGCAGGTCTTGAAGCAACAGGCAAATCGTTCTTGGCGGCACAAGTCGCAGCAAATGCACAGAAAAAAGGAATTGATGTTGTCTATTTCGACTCTGAGTCTGCCATTGACCCTGCGTTCTTGGAAAGGGCAGGATGCGATGTCGACACTCTACTTTATGTTCAGGCTCAGTCTGTTGAGTTTGTACTCGAAACTATCGAAGACCTTTTGGCTAATAATGAAAATCGGATGCTTTTTATCTGGGATTCTCTTGCTCTTACGCCTGCTATTTCCGACGTGGAAGGAGACTTTAATCCACAATCCTCCATGGCAGTAAAAGCAAGAATCTTGGCTAAGGGTATGTCCAAGTTGACTGTACCAATTGCCAACAGCCAGTCTACCTTTTTGGTTCTAAATCAGTTGAAGACTAATATCACCAACCGACCCGCAGAGGCTTTGACCACTCCGTATGTCACTCCCGGTGGTAAGGCTATGATTTATGCTTACTCTCTTCGTATCTGGCTGACGGGTCGCAAGGCTAAGGCTGCTTACATCACAGATGAAAGTGGTTTCCGAATCGGCTCTGAGGTTAAGGTCAAGTTGGAGAAGAGCAGGTTTGGAACACAAGGTCGGCAATGCAACTTCAAGATCTTATGGGGAACTGACAACATTGGCGTTCAGGATGACCAGAGTTTGTTTGAGGCAGTCAAGAGCTCAAAGTACATGAGTTCTTCAGGTGCTTGGTATTCCATGGAAATGGCTGATGGTAAAGTAGAAAAGTTCCAACCTTCCAAGTGGGAACAGAAGATGGCTGACCCTGCATTCAAGCAGCGAGTCTATGACATTATGGACGAGGAAGTCATCCAGAAGTTTGATCAACGATTGGGCAAAGCAGAAGACTTTTATGAGGAAACTGGTGAATAAATAATTTTGTCCTTCGTCTAATAAAGGAACGGAGGTTGACATGAAAAGAATTATTACCTTAACTTTATTTCTAGCACTCCTGTCAGGATGTGCTTTTGCTCACTCCACCCACAACCCTCATCAAGAGTATAAGCAATACTACATTGTATATCCTTCGCATTACGTAGTTTATGAATACTATGACCATTACTGGCACACTCACAGTAATCAATACCATAGTCATCCCTATAAATACAAAGGGCATACGCACTACAAAAAGAAGTACAAGAAAAAGTATTTCAAAAAGAAATATAAGAAGAAAAAATACTTCCACCATCACTAAAAGTTCTTGACTTATTGACCCCATGCTGATATACTATTTAAGTAATAGACAGCAGGAGGCAACATGGCAAGCAGCATTATTCTCAGCATAGCGTTTACATTTTCGAACCCAACAGCAGTCACTTTGGACACCGTAGCAATTGTAACTGGACATCCAAAGCGACACAAAATTCCCATTTATAAAGCAAAGAATTATGATCCTTTCTTGTACTTAGGAAATTATCCTTTCCGAGCTATCGTATAAAATAAGTTTACTTTTCTTTTTTAGATTCTATATGTATACTGAGGAGCATTTATATGGAAAATTTAAAAGGTATTCTTAATCAACGTAAAGAACTAATTGAAGAGGCATTTTATTTTATTTCTGCGTTAGAGAATGAAGATTATAATTCTGAAGAAGATAAAGTAAAACTTGAAGAAGAACTAGAGCAAATTATAAGAGAACTTAACATCGAGTTTGAGGATGACTAAAAGAAGAGTATTACTTATTGACGCATTAAATCTTTTTATGAGAAACTACATTGTAGACCCCAGTCTCTCTACGAATGGTCAGCCAATCGGCGGAACGAAAGGTTTCTTAAAATCACTACAGTCTGTTTGCAGAACTGTCAACCCAGACCTAATTTTTGTGGCATGGGATGGCGGCTCGCAAAAGCGCAAGAGCATTGATAAGAACTATAAGGCTGGCAGAAAACCGGTGAGACTTAATCGTGGCATCCACAATATGACTGCTGGACAGCAAGAAGATAACAAGAACTGGCAGCAGGAAAGATTGATTGAGTATCTAAATGAGATGCCAATCCTCCAGTCTTATGTTGACAATGTAGAGGCCGATGATATTATTGCTTTGGCAAGCCAGTCTCAAGCCTTGTCTGAATATCACAAGATTATCCTGAGTTCAGATAAGGACTTCATTCAGTTGTGTGATGACTCAACAATCCTATACAGACCAATCCAAAAAGAAATTCTAAATAAGAAAAGGATCTTGGAGCAGTATGAGATACACCCAACAAATTTTGCACTTGCTAGAGCAATTGCAGGGGATAAGAGTGACAACCTCCCCGGCATCGGCGGAGCAGGTTTGCCGACCGTATCTAAGCGATTTCCTTTTCTTTCTGAGGAAAAACCATACACAATACAAGAACTGGTCGACTTCGCAGAGGGAGTCGATAGTAAACTCAAGGTCTTTAAAAATGTTGTAGAAAAAAGACAACTGATTGAAAAGAATTATAAAATGATGCAACTATATGTGCCAAACATCTCTGCAAGAAGCGCACAGCATATAAGGTCAATATTAAAAGAGCAAAAGTTAATGTTTAACAAGACAGGTGTGCAGACCATGATGATGGTTGATGGCTTCGGCGCATACGATATGGCAGATTTATTCGCACTATTTAGGAGAATGGTGGTGGAAAGCAAGGGAGGATAATGATTTGGAATTTTGGGATGAACTATCCATGCTGACGAAAATATCGTCAGCATTTTTTATTTTAGGTAAAGCGACAGGCTTTATGACATTTATGATGTATTTTGTTGATTTAACGCTTGCAAAATGGATGCTAATGTTGTATGCTTCGTTTATTGGAATTAGTATCTTGCTTTCTTGTATACAAATGTTTACGACAAAGAAAGTAGATACGAAGCCTTCGCTGGAGCAAGTTCAAGCATGGGCTAAAGAATACGACCTATTGGATGTAAAATGACAGAACAAGCAAGTTTTTCAAACTACGGGAAAGATTTTCAAGAGAAACTAGTCTATTTGATTATGACTGAAAGACCTTTCTGTGACCAGATTGGCGAAGTGCTAGATGTATCTTTCTTGGAATTGAAATACCTTCAGGTGCTTACCTCTAAGATTTATGAATACAAAAGCAAGTACACGACGCACCCGTCTCTTAAAGTCCTTGGCTCCATAATCAAATCAGAAGTTTCACCGGAAGACGAGGCAGTAAAAGAACAGGTTGTGGATTACTTTAAAAGATCTATTACAGATGTTGAAATGCTGCGTGACAGTGACTACATCAAGGAGACTTCACTAGATTTTTGCAAGAAGCAGAAACTAAAAGAGGCAATGATGAAGTCAGTTAAGTTGCTGAATAACTCGTCTTTTGACGAGATCAGTAATGTAATCAACGATGCAATTAAGTTGGGTGCTGACAGCGATCATGGCTATGACTATAAGAAAGATTTTGAAGAAAGATACACATTAAAGGCTCGCAACCCAGTTACAACTGGGTGGGAAAAGATAGACGATATCTGCAAGGGCGGTCTTGGAAGTGGAGAGTTAGGTGTCGTAATCGCTCCAACTGGCGCTGGAAAGTCTATGGTGCTTGTGCATTTGGGAGCACAAGCAGTAAAAGCAGGCTTAAATATCGTGCATTATACCTTAGAACTCTCACATACGACCATTGGGCAAAGATATGATAGTTGTCTAACTGGTGTAAATTTAAAGGATTTGTTTTCTTTGAAGGAACAAATTTACGAAAAAGTGAAAGATATAGAAGGTAATGTCATAATTAAAGAGTATCCAACAAAGTCTGCAAACACAAATACTATTCGGGCTCACTTGGATAAATTAAAGCAGCAGGGCATACCTATTGATATGATTATCGTTGACTACGGAGACTTGCTTAAGCCGCTGGCTGCTCCTCGGGGTAGCGAAAAGCGACATGATCTGGAGTCAATCTATGAGGAGTTGAGAGCAATTGCTCAGGTTTACGAGTGTCCACTTTGGACGGCTTCTCAAACCAATCGTTCAGGTCTTAATGCTGAATTGATCACCATGGATTCTATATCCGAGTCCTTTGGAAAGTGTTTCGTGGCTGATTTTATTTTCTCCTTGTCAAGGACAATTACAGACAAAGCAAAGAACAGAGGTAAGATTTTTGTTGCTAAGAATAGAAATGGCAAAGATGGTGTGCCTTATCCAATCAAAATGGACACATCTAATATTAAGTTAGAAGTGCTTGAGAGCGAACTAGAGGAATCAGAAAAGCCAGACGCAAAAAAACAACAAGAAAAAATTAATCAAGTTTATAAAGAATTTAAAAAATAGAGAGGAAAAGGAATGACAGATAAACATAAAGTAGCAAGAGACATCTTGTCGGACATCACAGTCCACATGAAATATGCTCGTTACTTGCCAGAAAAAGAGAGGCGAGAAACATGGAGCGAGATTGTTGATAGAAACAAAGCAATGCATCAGAAGAAGTACCCAGAACTATCGGAAGAGATTGAGTCTGCCTATGAAATGGTATATCAAAAAAAGGTGCTCCCTTCTATGCGATCAATGCAGTTTGGAGGCAAGCCAATTGAAGTAGCGCCTAACCGCATATACAATTGTGCCTTTGCCCCAATTGATGACTGGCGTGTGTTTAGCGAAGTCATGTTCCTCCTCCTCGGAGGGACAGGAGTGGGTTACAGTGTGCAACAGCATCACGTAGAAAAACTACCAGAAATACAAAAGCCCACATCAAAAAGAACCCGTCGTTTTTTGATTAATGATTCCATCGAGGGCTGGGCAGATGCAGTCAAGGCGCTAGTTCAATCATATTTTAAAGGTGGATCTAGGCTGCGATTTGATTATTCAGATATCCGCCCAAAAGGCGCTCGCCTCGTCACCTCTGGTGGAAAAGCGCCGGGACCCCAGCCTCTCAAAGAATGTTTGGTGAAACTCCATGGTATGTTTGAAGCCAAAGAAAACGGAGACAAACTTACTACAATTGAAGCCCACGATATGATCTGTCACATTGCCGACGCAGTTCTTGCCGGTGGTATCCGTCGTGCTGCCCTTATATCTCTCTTTTCTGCTGATGATAACGAAATGATTGCTGCCAAGACAGGCAACTGGTGGGAGACAGCCCCCCAGCGAGGTAGAGCAAACAACTCTGTTGTGCTCCTTCGCCACCGTATTACTAAAGAATACTTCCAAGATCTTTGGGAAAGAGTAAAAGAATCAGGCAGTGGAGAGCCGGGATTTTATTTTTCTAATGATAAAGACTGGGGAACCAACCCCTGTTGTGAAATTGCGCTACGACCTTATCAGTTCTGCAACTTAACGGAGGTAAATGTAAGCGATGTTGAGAGTCAGGGGGAACTAAACAGTCGTGTGAAAGCGGCTGCACTGATCGGCACACTACAAGCAGGCTACACCGACTTTCATTACTTGCGTGATATATGGCGTAGAACCACAGAAAAAGAAGCCCTTATTGGTGTCAGCATGACTGGGATTGCCTCCGGAAAAATACTTGGCTTAGATACAACTGAGGCCGCACAAGTGGTGAAGATAGAAAACGAAAGAGTTGCCAAGTTGCTTGGAATCAAATCGGCAGCACGATGCACAACGGTCAAGCCAGCAGGGACAACATCTCTGACGGTTGGAACATCCAGCGGAATCCATGCTTGGCACAACGACTATTACATTCGTCGTCTTCGTGTGGGCAAGAATGAAGCAATCTATACCTATCTATCCCTTTACCATCCAGACATGGTTGAGGATGAGTATTTTAGACCGCATGATACGGCAGTGATCTCTGTGCCACAAAAGGCACCAGAGGGAGCAATCATGCGAACAGAGAGTGCGCTTCAGTTGCTTAAGCGAGTCTCCAAGATTAGTAGCGAGTGGGTTAAGCCGGGAACAAGAAATGGTCAGAATACACACAATGTATCAGCAACTATCTCAATCAAAGAGGATGAGTGGACTGATGTCGGCGAGTGGATGTGGGAGAATCGAGAGGTATACAACGGTCTGTCTGTCTTGCCATACGACGGAGGGACTTATAAGCAAGCACCTTTTGAAGATTGCTCAAAAGAAACTTATGAGGCTATGCTAGAAACCTTGTCTGATATTGACTTGACCAAGGTTGTTGAGATAGAGGACAACACAGACCTTTCAGGCGAGTTGGCTTGTGCTGGTGGTGCCTGTGAAGTAAAGTAAAAAAGCACTTGACATTCTTGCAAAAATGATTATTATATACAAGTAACCTAGACAAACGGAGGAAATATGTCTGACGATAAAACAAAGCAAGAGTATATTGGAAACTTCATTCGTGCTCTTGCGGAGGTGGAGGCAGAGATGCTACCCTATCAGGAACACCGCAAAGATCTCAAAAAGAGTTATGTCCAAAATGGATGGCTTACGAAGGAAGAACTGTCTTCTGCTATCCGTGCTTATCGTATGTTGAAAAACGACGAGGACATTGAGCAATTGCTGGATATGTATGAAAAAGTATCCAAGGTTCCATACTAGGGGGTGCCATGAAGTTTTGTCCAAAGAATAGATATCTCTTAGTGCAAACCGAAAAGCAGGAGGACGCCGACTCCGGCGTTCTTTTGCCAGAGGGATTCGCTCTCACCAAAGACAAGTATGTCGTTGCGACTGTTCTTGATACTGCTTCTGACTGCAAAGAAAGGGTCACTGGAGGCACGAAAGTAGTCGTTGACGCAACAATGCTTGAAGAAGTGAGTGTATCAGGGGAAACCTACGAAATTGTATTAGAAAATTATATTGTAGGGCTGTTAGAATAATAAGTACTTTTTATTTCCTCGTAGACTATTTACAGTCGTAAAAAAAGATTGCGAGGAAACAAATAATGAAACTTACTTTTGCTGTGATTGCTGCTGTAATGGCTGTCGCTGCGCCGGTCATGGCGCAAGAAGAGCCAGAAATAAAGTATCACATAAAATACATTGACTCTACAGATGAGACACTCAACGACCTAAGAAACTTTAATATGCAAGGAGACGATAAGTCTGCCAAGTATAAGAATGATTCTTATAACACGCCTAAATTCTTCATTGAAGAAAAGGAAACCAATAACTTTTTTAAAAAAGCAAATTAAATGCCTTTTAAAACACCAACTTCAATTCACGAAAATATTGTCATTGGTCACACTTTACCCGCCCTAGCATTTAGTTTCATCAACAATTACCCAATAATTATCAACACAGCCCTGAATACAAGCCCGTTTGACTATTGTCCACCAGAACTTAATCTTAGTGCTTTTGGCATTCAAAACGAGATTACTCAAGTTAGTATGCCAGAAGGAAGTGTCAACCGGGGTGTGTCAAAATTAAATGTTGAGGCTGCGATTGTTTTGCATTTGTCCGTCGCTGGTTTAATGCTAAACTCAGTCCCATTAACCAATATTAAGGTGGGCAATGATTCTCTAGAATGCTTTTCTAACGCAAGGAAATATTCTTTTGCACATAAAAAACTGCATCTATTCTCTTCAGAAAATATTAGTGGACTAAAAATTAAAAAAGAAAATGTCACATATAAAGTTTATGATAAAATTAATTTAAAGCACTTTAATAATGATGAAAGGATCGGATACATTCAAGGTGATGATGACTTTGTAAAAGAGATTCTTATTTATCCAAGTCAAAGAAATGGCGCAAAGAAAACAGATATAGATTTGCTATGCAAGTCATTTCTTTCTAAAGAACAGATTAACATGTTTGAGTTCTCTGATACAATGTGTAGAATGAAAGTCGGAGGCTTATTCAAGGAGAAAGGATTGAAAGGGCGTAGAGTCGCAACATATAAAGATAAAGAGTACAGCAGAGAAATTTATCTTGACTCAACCAGTAGAACTGTTGTAGAGGAATGCACACTGGTCTGCGAAGAGCAAAGCGATCATATTTTAATACACAATGATAAGTTTGAAACGCTGATCAGCAGCATAGTTAGTAATAACAGTGCAGTGTCTAAACGCACCACTCAAATCAATAACTTGCTCAAGTCTGAGGGGGCACTGTGATCTTGAGTTTTAGGAGAACCAAAACTATGTCTAGTGCGGGAGCAATCGGCTCTGGAGGCAGCGGTGGCGCAGCAGCGGCACCAGCCTCTAGCCAAAGGGTCACTCCATCAGATGGAGCAGCGGCCACAGGAGATGAAAACAATAAAGGTGTTGAAATGGGCGGCACACCGGAAGGCGGGAAAGACGGGCAGTCTATCAACATTAATATTACAAATGAAGTCAGTTCTTTCCAGAACATGAGTTCGGAACAAAGCCTTCAAATTGGTGGCGGATCTGAAATGGGTCAATCTGGCGAGGGGCAAATGGATCTTGAAAAGATCATGAAGATGCTGATTATGATGATTATTTTAAAGATGCTTGAAAAGATGATGGAACAAATGGGTGGCGGAGCCGAAGGCGGAGCATCTATGCTAGGGGGGCAATAGTGGATCTAGGAG